GGGGTTCCTCGTCCTGACGCTCCGGCTCGCGATGCAGCGCGTCCTGCAAGCTCACAAGCTATGGGGGAGAGGATGAAGACGGACGAGAAGCTCGATCCGAAATGGATCATGGCGAAGCTGCGCGAGTTGCTGGCCGGGTATGAGCAAACGCTGACCGGTGACGACTGGCACGTCGAGGTCAGCGTGACCTACCGACCGAGCGACGGAAGCGGCGGCGGGGTCACATTCACCGTCGGCACCAGACCAGCATCAGCGGAGGACGAGCCATGAAGCGGAAGGTCGATCCGACGATCGTGCCGGAGCGGATATTCCTGTTGCTATTCGAGGGCGAGGGAGGGTCGCACATATGGTGCGATCAGTCTGATCCGTCCGGGAGCGGCGACCACGACGCGGTCGAGTATGTGCGGGCGGATCGACGGGATCGGCTGGCGCGTGTCGTGTTGCTGTTTCATCGCGGCGGGCCTTGGAGCGACGAAGATCGCGCGACGTGGCGCAACCTGACCGGCGAGGACGAGGCGACGACGAAGGTCCTCTGCGATCTCGCGCGACGAACGATCGAGGACGCGGAGCGATGATCGAGTTCGATTGTGAGGGGTGCGGCGTTCACGTCGTCGATCTCGGAACCGTCGAGGTTCCGGAGAGTCGGCTGTGCGCGGTCTGCGGATGGTTGTGCGAGTTCGTGCCGGACCCGGTCGAGATGATGGAGATGCGGAAGCGCCTTGACGCCGAAGGGGTTTCCGATGCGATGCGGGCGATTCGAGCCATGCGCGCCTAGAATGACTGGGTTCGAGATGGGTTCTAGTTCCGGGGGTCCTGGCGGAAAACCGAGCGATTCCAGCAGCTAGGGGGCGGAATAGACGTTGTTGATCAGAACGCGGCGCGGCTTCTCATACGTCTTCATGCGTCGGTATTCCTCGACATTTTAAGGGTTCGTGAGTATAAAGGCTTCACCGCTGATCGAACAAACGGGTTCAAATTCGTCGGCCAGTGGGTTCAAGCCGGGCTTCTCCGGCATCGCGCCTCGGGTTCAGGGGCAGGAGTTTTTCGATGTTCGACTTTAATACCAACCCATTCGTCCGCTCGCACGGTCGCGCTCCGAAGGGTCGCGGTTCGTGGGCTTTCGCGGTCAACCACATCACCAACGAGCCGCACTTCTCTCCCTCGATGACCTACGCGGACGCGAAGACGTGGATCAAGAACCGGGTCCGTCCGGAGGTTCCGGGCGACTTCGTCGGGACTGTCGTCATTCACGTTCTTCCGTGAACTGATCCGGACGGAAGGAACGAGGGCGCGGGTCCTCGTTCTTTCCGCCTGGACCAGTGAGGTCACAGGACCCGCGCCTCGGGGTTTGTCTGGGGCAGGAACTTTTAACGTGAACATTCTGAAAAGCTCTTGCGTGTCTCTCGCTCTGGTCGTCGGCCTCGCGGCGTGCGTGGCCCCCAGCCAGCCCTACCTCGACAACGCTCGCTCGCTCTGCGCTTCCGGCGATCAGGTCTCTTGCGGTCAAGTTCCGCAGTTCCAGGCGCAGGTGAACGCCGAGCACAACGAGCAAGCGGCCAAGGTCGCCACCGGTTTTCTCGCGGTGCTTGGCGCGGCGGCGGTCGGCGCTGCCGCCGGCTACGCGGCAAGCCATCCGGTCTACTCGCCGCCGGTCGTCTATGTCTGCCGGTATAACTGCTGGTAAACGAGAAGGAACCTCGATGATCAATCATCCGAATCGCTCGAAGCGTCGGCGGGTCAGGGTCGTTCTGTCGAACGGAGCGGGTCCTCTCGACGAGCGGATTGTCTCGGTCCATCGTGACGCCACCGACGAGACGCTCGCGCAGGAGACGGCGCAGGCAGCGGCGTCGCTGATCCTGGCGACGGAGTTCCTCTATCCGGGAGACACGGTCACGGTGTCCGAGATTAGCTGATCACGAAAAGGGACGGCGCCTCGTCTGGCAGGCGGGGCGCCGTTCTTCGATTTCCGAAGGAGTCACGTTTGCATGTCCAACCATACCCCCGGCTTCCTCGACGCGCAAAGAGCGGTCGGCGACCCCGGCAAGGTCACAGTCCTCCGCTTCGGTCGCGGTCTCGATCTCTGGGTCTACCCCTCCGGCTTGAAGACGTGGCGCTGCAAGGTCCAGCGCGACGGGAAGCGGACGACGCTCAATCTCGGTTACTTCCCGCGCATGTCGATCGACGAGGCCCACGACATGAGGGCCAAGATCAGGATCGGGGCGAAGATCGGAAAGCTCGATCGCTGGCGTGTTGGCGATGTGGTTTTCTTTAGCGGGAGGGCGGGCCGATGACCTGCTCGTTCCTCGACGCGCAGCGCGCGGTTCCGAACGCGGACGGGTCCGCGAATATCCTCCGGTTCGGCGACGGTCTCGATCTGTGGGTCACACCCCGGCAGAAGATGTGGCGCTGTAAGGTTCAGCGCGAAGGGAAGCGGACGACGATCAATCTCGGGACGTTCCCGGACGTCTCGATCAAGGTCGCGAAGGCGAAGCGCGCGGCGATCAAGGTCGCGCCAGATCCCGCCCACGCGAAGCGGACGGAGCGGGTCCGCGCGGTCGAGGCGTCGGAGACGACGTTCCGGCTCGTCGCGACGGAGTGGGTCGAGACGCTCGCGATCAAGCATCGCTGGACCGCGCATCATCGGAAGCTCGTCGAGCAGCGGCTCGCGCTTCACGTCTTCAAGGTATGGGGCGATCGTCCGATCGCGGAGGTCACGGCGTCGGAGGTCCGGAAACTCGTCGGCGATCTGTTCGCCAAGGGCCCGGCGGTCGCGGTCGCGGTGAAGCAATACGTCTCGCGCGTGTTCGACTTCGCATGGTCGGAGGATCGGGTTCCGTTCAATCCGGCGAAGAAGATCGAGGTCTACCTGCCGACGCGGCGTCCTGGCGACGAGAAGCCGCAGGCGTTCGTCCGGACGATCGAGGACGCGCGGGCGGTCCTGGCGGCGGTCGAGGCGCGGCGGACGTCGGCGGCGCCGTGGACTCTACTGGCGCACCGGCTGATCGCGCTCACCGGGACGCGGAAGACGGAAGCGCTCGCGGCGAAATGGGCGGAGTTCGATCTCGACGCGGCGACGTGGACGGTTCCGGCTGAACGGATGAAGGGACGCTACGGGGCGCGCGTCGCTCATGTCGTGGCGCTGGCGCCCCAGGCGATCGAGGTCCTCCGCGCGGCGAAGCGGATCAAGGTGAACGAGTTCGTCTTCGCGACGGCGGGGAAGAACGGGAACCGCGGCGAGGGACGCGTGTCGCGTTGCACCGTGAACAAGATCATGGAGCGCGCGCTCCGGCTGGCGGGTCTCGGTCAGATCATGGTTCCGCACGGCTGGCGCGGGACGTTCAGCACGATCATGAACGAGGTCGATCCGACGACCGACCGGATCGTCGAGGTCATGCTCGCGCACAAGAGCAAGACGGCGGTCGAGGCGCACTACAATCACGCGGAGTATCGCTCCGCGCGTCATCGGATCGCGTGTCAATGGGCGGATATGCTTCTCGACGGTGCGCCGACCGCGCTCGCGCTGATCGGTCTCGATGGGACCGCTCCGGCGACGAACGTCGTGCCGCTCCGGAGGGTCGCGTAATGACGGAGGACGCTAGGATCGAGGCTAGGCTAGAGATCGCGATGGAAGTCCTACGCGCGGCGCGGAAGCTCGCGGTCGAGGCGGGAGATCATCGAACGGACACCGATCTCCAAGGTGCCATGAGCAAGGTCGGGGCGGCTCTCTCGCGTCATCGGGGGAGGGTCGCGGCATGATCAAGTTCCTCTTGATCCTGATCTTGCTCGCAATCGTGCTTGGGCCGCTTGGCGTGATCGCGGGCCTAGGTGTCGGCGCGGCGCTGCTGTTCATCGTCCTGCCGTTGATCGTTCTCGGGTTCCTGGCGCGGGTCCTGTCCGCGTCCGGACGGGCGATCGGGTCCGCGATGCCCGACGAGCTTCCTCCGGGTGCGTCGGGTCCGGGGGCTGGCGTCCGGAAGGAGTCGGACGGCTGGTATTGCGTCGTCGACGGCGAACGGTTCGGCCCCTGGTCGGATCGCGTGATCGCGGAGAACGTGATGAAGGTCGAGCAGCGGCGGAAGGGGGTCGCGTGATGCAGCGCGCGATCCTGATCGACGCGAGGGACTCATGAGCGGCGAACGATCAGTCCCCGGTGCGATCCTTCCGGGCGGTATCGTGCTGATCGACGAACCGGCCCATGCGAATGTGACGACGTTCGCGGATCGCGGCGACGTGCTGTTGACGTTCAACACGCGTCCTGGCGGGAACTGCGGTCAGGTCATTATCGGGCTGACGGCGAATCAAGCGTTGCAACTGATCGAGCGGCTGCAAGCTCACGCGGACGCTTGCGCTCGCGCGGTCGTCGAGGGACGGGGCGGCGCGCGCTTTCCGGATCGGGCGCCATGAACGACGGCGGTCTCGTCGTTTGGTTCTGCCCCGCCTGTAACATTCTGAGTTTGCTCCGGCAGGCGATGCGCGGCGAGTGCGCGGACTGTCAGGACCCGACGCGCGAGGATTGTCCAGCGCGCGCCCTGGCGAGGCGCCTAGCGGCGATGCGGCGGCGGGAGGGGTTAGGGGAGCGGATGCCGCCTCGCGGCCCTGTGGGGCGTCCTGACGGGCGTCCCCCAGGTCGATCTAGCGGGCGATCGTCCGGGTGATCGGCGTCTAAGGCGACGAGGGAGCGCTTCACGGGATCGTCGCGGTCTGATCCGGCCACGCTGGCGTGCCGCCATCGTCCATCACGCCGGCTTGCGTCGAGAGGGTCGCTAGCACGTCCCGCTGCGCGGTGTAGAGGGCGGTCACTTGTTCGGCGGTTAGCGCGTGAGTGATCCCGTCAATGTCGGGATATTCGACGGTCACGCCACCGGCCCTCGGCGTCCTGATCCCCCCAGGCGGCGGCACCTGATCATCTGGCAGTCCTAGTCCCGAAGCGACGTCGCGCGCGAACGAACCGAGTAACGCGACGGCGCCACCGTCGAGAGGATATGTCGCGCTCGCCGCTGGGGTGCCGGTCGAGGTCGTCGCGATTCCTGTCGCGCGGCGCACAATCACTTCCTGATCCGCGCTAGGCGGGACGGGAACGGGCGGCGCGAACGTCGTGCCGTCATAGGTCCATCCGAGTTCGACCGGCTCGTCGGCGGGCACCGGAGCGAACTGCGCCGCAATCTCGGGCGCGAAGCAATCCGAGATCGGCACACCATCGGGCGGTGTGAACAATTCGACCACGACGGTATCGGTGATGCGGGCGTATTGTGTCATTGCTTCACCATTCAATTATGACGACACCACTTGCACCAGCGCCACCCATGAGGGACGGCGCGGAGTAAGCCGCACCGCCACCAGCGCCATAGGCTCCGCCGTCTTGTTCAGAAGCGACGCGGGCGGTCGCCGCCCTTCCAGCGCCACCAAATATGCTGTTACCGCCCCCACCTCCGGCAGGGACGGTGCCATTTCCCTGCGCGTCGATCCCGGCGCCACCTTCAAAATTAAGGTCGCCGCCAGACCCCAGGCCCCCGTCGCCGATACCATACGGGTTTCCTCCAGTGGCACCCACGCCGGCCTTGCCGCCTGTGGCACTGCAAAACGCGCCAAAGCTTGAAGTGCCTCCGGGGTTGCCGTTCAGCCCGCCAGGGGTCGTCGTGGAACCGGCGGGCGATGCGCCGCCCTGACCGACTGTAACGACGACGGTATTGCCAGGGGTAAGGCCGGAGACGTATTTGATAGCGGCACCACCAGCGCCGCCGCCGCTGCCGGTCCATCCGCCAGTCGTGCCCATCGAGCCGCCGCTGGCGCCGCCACCTACCACCGTCACCTTGACCCTGCCTACGCCGACCGGGACGGTAAACGTGCCGGAACTCGTGAATACACTTATACCGCGCGGTCCGGCCCCGGCCCGAATGGCGGCGAGCAATTGACTGTTGTTCGTCTTGTCGAGCGCGATTCCAGTCGCCTCTATGACGGCGGAGACTTCCTCTTGAAGCGCGTTCATAAATTCATAACGAACCACGGTCGCGGCGAAACCGCTCGATCCCGGCGAGCCTCCTGTGAAATATCCCGGCGTGCCCTGCGGGCGTGGCGCGGGGAGTGTCGGAACGGCGGTCGGATCGTCTATGCGGTGCATGTTGCCTATTCCTGGCCGGTCTGCGAGGGGACGGGCGTCGGCGGGTCGGCTGCGTTGCCTTGCTCGACCCACGCCAGATATTCCGTGTAATCGCGGTTTCCTCCGTCGAAGGGAATGACGGCGCCATCACTGCGACGCTCCACGGCGTGCACCGTCATGCCGGGGAGCGGTGCGACGAGTTGGTATGGTTGCATTTTGCATGTGTCCTTAAAGATCGGCGGACGCTTGGTAGGTTCCGTAATACCCAAACGACCCCGGCCCTGCGGTCACTCCTGCGATGTAGAAGCCTGTGGGGGTGGCCGGGGTAACATTTGGGCCAGTAAGATTCACCACCGAGGTCCCTGAGGTGGTTATCGTTGGCGTCGCCCTCATACCTACGGAAAACGATTGAGTGACGCTTATGTTCGAGTTCACGGCGCCCGTGCTGCCGAAGTAGTTAAAGTATCCAGTGGCATAAAAGCGCCGCGCATTTGCAAGATCATATCCGGGGTCTGGCTTCTCTAGCTGCGTCATCACGCTGCCAACCTCTAGCTGCAAGCCCCATAGCTGAACCTCGCCAGCCTGCACGCCGACATTACCGGAGCGGGGAGCAACAGCGCTCCCTGAACTCAACCATATATTTAACTGTGAAAAGTCGTTGCCGTTTGTTCCGACGACCTTGCCGCTCGCGCTTGGCACTGCCAACGTGACAGAGTATCGGCCCCATACCGCGCCGGTTGTTATCGAAATGCCGTTACTATTAAACGCTGGAGCAGACGGCGATCCGCCTGTGCCGAAATTCTGATCGATGCTGACACCGATCTTTGTTTGCGCGCTGGAGTAGGCGTAAAACGAGACCGTGACGGTCTTGCCAGCCAGTCGCCGAACGTTGTCGATAGGCTGGAATAAGACGGTATAGGAATTTGCGTTCGCGTTGCCCGTAAAAAAAACGTCCAGAAAATTGGCTGCGCTTTCATCGTTGACAGCGGTCCGTATCCCGTCATTCGCCGCCTGGATTGACACATTCATCGTGTCAAACGAGTTGCTGATCTGCCAGCGATCGGCGGTGTATGTATTCGCCGTCGTCCAAGGCCCGTTGCCGCGCTGTCCGATATTAAAAAGCGGGTTGTGAAGGACGTTCCTTCCGGTAGCGTTATAGGCTGGAGCCACTTGCGCGGCGGTCTGATAGCCCGAAGGGTTAGATGTGGGATAGCGGCTGGTATCGCTCGGATGCGCGTGATCGGACCTCGCCCACGTGCCCCCGACGCCGACAGCGGCGGCGGCGTCCATGATTGGCGGCGTCGTCGAGGCGAGAGGGATAGCGTTTTGCAGCGCTATGATTTCATCATAAGCGTGCTGAAAATTGGCGCGGACGCTCGCCGTGGTCGGCGTTCCGGTTACGGGAACTGAGGGATCAATCGCTGAGGTCATGGTGCCCATTCATCCCAGATTGATGTGAAGTCGTCCCATTCCGAAGCGCCTTCGTCCCACTGCGAGAACGGGTAATGATACTCAAACATTGGAACGGTGTGCGCTGGCGCATACATACGGATCAGACATTCAAGCTCCGCGTTGCCCCAAGCTATCAGCGGCTCGCCGGCGTGCGAGTCGTCGGTGCGGAAGTAAACGTAGGTTTCCTCTGCCGAGAATACCGTCCAGGCATAGTCCCATGTGCTATCGTAGAGCGGTTCGTCGGCGCGGTTGATGTCGACGCGGAACGCGGAAAATGTTGCGATCTGAATTGTGAAACCGTGCGCGGCGGCAAGCTCGATGAAATAATGTATGGACTGTCCGCCGCGCATCGAGAATTTCGCGCACACCGCCGCCTGTCGCTGTTGGATCGTGGTCAGCGGTTCACAGTCTGGTAATCCGAGAGTTGCTTCCCATTCCGGCAACATCTCTGCGGCGACGCTGCACGGGAAGGTTTCACCGATCACCTCCCCGGCGCGCGCGTGCAGCCGCGCCCAGGTCGGCATCAGCGCTAGCAGTTGCTCCGCTTGCACCGTGCCCCATCCGCGATGCCAGACGCGGCCACGCGGCAGCAGGCGTTGAAACTGCCAGAGGTAATCGGTCGCGGACGCGACGGGCAGCGGCATCAGATCACCGAGAGGGTGCCCATGACTGGCAGCGCTCCGGCTGGCGCGACGACTGGCGCGGCGGGGATCGTCATGTCGAAGCGGTTCACCCCCGGCGTGCCGCTGATCGCGGTGTAAAGCTGCGAGGGATAGATCGTGCCGCCGACTTCGCCGAAGGCGAGGAACGCGTCCGCGAGCGACGCGCGGATCGAGGTCTCCATCTCGACGGTCGAGGGATCGAGGCTGCCGATCGTCACGTCGATCGAGAACGGCACGGGCGCGGCGATGAAGACGAGCGCGGTCACGGGTTGGAGCGGCCACAGATGTTCGGCGACGTTAAGCTGATCGCCGCTTGCGGTCGGTCCTCGCGTTTCTTCACTGGCGCAGCCGTCGGTTCCTTGCGGGAAGCCGTTATGCGCGGCGTTCGCTGCGTCGAACATCGGATAAACCTGAACTTGTCCGGCGCTCGATTGTATCCAGGCGCGGGTCACGCCCGGAACTTCGAGCGCCCATTCGATGTAATCCGACGCGGCCCCGCCCTGCGGCGGTTGCGCGTAGCGGAACAGCATCCGTGTGCGGAAGTCGGCTTGCGTCTCTTGATCGGCGCCCCCGGTCAGCGACGTTCCGGTGACGCCTCCGCCGTTGATCCCGACGATCGGCGTGTCGATCCCGATCGGGATTCCGGCGTCGGCGTTCGTCCCGACTCCGTTCACGGCGGCGACGATCGGAACGATCAACAGGCCGGTCGCGTCGACAGTGCCATCCGCGGTGGTCGTGTAGGGCACGGCGTCCTGGCGGGTCAGCGCGGTGCCGGAAGGCAGGACGAGCCCGGCAGTGCCGGTGAACTGCGCGCTGCCTGACGCGGGCGAACTGTCCTTTTGATAAACCCCGATCAGCGCGGCCCAGGCATAGAGAAACTCGTCGGTCGCGGTGAACGGGACGGACTGTCGCGCGATCCAGTCGAGGTAGCCATAGACGCTATAGGCCAGCCCGGCCATGACCCAGGCGAGGACGCGGAGGACGGCGTTCCGAAGCAGTCCGTCGAGACCGGGCACCCCGGAAGACGTGACGTCCTCGATCGCTTGGTTGCGGAGCGCGGTCAGAGTTGGCCTAGCAAACGGGATGACACACACTCCCCAGTCGGAGGAACCAATGAACCCGCGTCCGTTGCCACCCCGTGAATATCTGCGCGAGTGCTTCGATTACGATCTGGAAAGCGGGGCGCTGCGATGGCGCGAACGACCGCGCGGACATTTCAGTCGTCCGAACGTCCACGCGGCTTTCAACGCCCAGAGCGCGGGACGCTTGTTCGGCAAGGTCACCCGCGACGGGAACGGGCGGGCGGGCGAACTTGATGGTATTTGCTACAAGGCGCACCGCTTGATCTTTAAGCTTATGACCGGCCTCGATCCTGTCGAAGTCGATCACCGAGATCGCGACAGGCTGAATAATCGCTGGTCCAATCTCCGCGACGCCACCCAAGCGCAGAACAACGCCAACGTCGGCGCGCGTCGCCACAATCGGCTCGGTATCAAAGGCGTTAAGCCGCACGGTCAGAGGTTCATCGCGCGGATTACTGTTGATCGACGGGCGGTGCATCTCGGAGTGTTCGACACCCCCGAGGCTGCCCACGCGGCTTACGTCGAGGCGGCGCGCGCTAGATGGGGAGAGTTTGCGGCCAGCGAATAGCATCAGGCGGCGATCCTACGCGCGAGGGGAAGGGCGGCGATTGGGGGTCCTTGCGCGACCGCGCGGAGCGTCGCGAGGTTGTCCCACGCCCAGCCGTAGACGAAGCGGGTCAGCGATCCGTCCGGCTTCGTGATCGCGACGGCGATGCCCATCATGGTTCCGCCGATCGCGTTGTCGAGCCAGCGCGTATCAACGACGACCGAGGACGCGACCGAGTCGTCGATCAGCCATTGCAGCGCGTCCTGTGCGTAGCGTCGCGCGAGGCCGAGGGTGTCGCGCGTCTTCTTCGCGCGGTCGAGTTGCCAGAGGTTCGAACCGAGCGGCTGATCGGAATAAAGGTCGGCCCACCAGCCCCGGCGATCGGAGGTCCCGTCTGTCGGAACGAAGTCGGGCGTCGCGAGGCGATCGGTGAACAGGCTGACGAGGCAGGCGGTTTCGAGGTCCTGTCCGGACTGAAGATCCCCGTCCGCGAGTGACCAGTCGCCCATCGCGTTCGTGTTGTCCCACTGAATGAGGATGTCTCCGGCACAGGTCGCGGGCGGCAGCGTTCCGTCCGCTTGCGGCAGCGGCAGTCCGGCTTCCTCGATCCAGCCGGTCATGGGCGGGCCTCGAGCGCAGCGACGCGGGCGGTCAGGGCGGCGACGAGGGCGCGAAGCTCGTCGAGTTCGCTGGTCGCTGCGGCGTCGAACTCCGTGACGAGGCCGTCCCACTGCGACGCGCCCATCCTGGCCTTGATCACGCCGGAGGCGTCGACGGTGATCGTCGTCCCGTCGACTTTGATGCCGCCGAGGACGGTCGTCGACGCGATCGGCAACGTATAGGTCGGCCCTGCGGGTCCCTGCGGCCCTTGGGGTCCTTGTGGTCCGGGCACGGTCGAGGCGGCCCCAGGCGGTCCCTGTGGCCCCGTGGCGCCGGTCGTCCCGGCTGGCCCCTGCGCTCCGGTCGCTCCGGTGTTGCCCTGCGGCCCCTGCGGACCTTGGGGTCCGGTAGGTCCGGGGACTGTCGAATCTGCCCCAGGCACCCCCTGCGGCCCCGTGGCGCCCGTGGTGCCGGTGGTTCCTTGCGGTCCTTGTGGTCCAGTCGCTCCGGTCGGCCCTGTCGGTCCTGGCACCGTCGAGGCGGCGCCGGTCGGACCCTGTGGCCCGGTCGCCCCCGTCGTCCCCTGGTCTCCCTTCGGTCCGGTCGGTCCGGTCGGTCCTGGCGGTCCCGCTGGTCCGGTCGCTCCCGTCGCCCCGGTCGGTCCGGTCGGGCCGGCTGGTCCTGGCGGTCCGGTCGCTCCGCCGCCCCGGTTCGCGTCGCAATAGTGTTTCGTGACGGCGTGATTTGACACGGAAGGCTCGAACGCGAGCGACAGGTTCGAGTTGTCGAGTGCCACGTCGCCGGCTCCGGAACGGCTCGACGTGCCAGCGCCCACCTTGATGTCCGGCGACGTGATCGTCGTCGCGGTCTCGGCGGCGATTTTGGCCGTCTTCGTCTTCACGGCGACGACGTTGTTCCGTTGCAGAGAGATCGCGTCCCCTTCGTCGGAGAAGATCGTCACCTCCCCCGGCTTTTGATTGCGGGGGCGGGCTTTTTGATTCGCGGTCGCGTGAACGACGCCGTTCGAGCGGTCGCCGTTGCCGAAGCTGACGAACGCGTCCGAGCCGATCGGGGCGTGCGAAGCGATGCCGTAGAGTTGCACCACCTGAAGGTTGTCGATCGTCTCCGGCGTGCCGCGCACCTTGCCCTGGACCTTGTGCACGGGTCCGGTGTCGTCGGTCGACGTGATCGTGACGGCGGCGGAGGCCATCTGCACGCGGCGATACAGGCGATCGGATACGGTCATGTTGAGGCGGTCTGTCCTGGCGGATTGAATGTCGTCTTCGCGGGCGGTGCGGCGGCGGTCGCGTTCGCGGGGTTCGGCGATGTCGGGTTCGCGTGCGTCACGCCCTCGACGGTGACGAGGCCGAGGGGTCCGGACGGTTGGACGAAGAACGCTTCGGGCGGCATCAAGGTCAGTTGCCCATGCTGTCCGCTTTCGTCGCGCGTATAGGTCACGGCGGCGATGATATAGTTCGCGTTCCGGAGCTTCAGCGCTTCGGCCTGGATCGGCGCGAGCTTGTTCACTTCCCAGAGCTTGCCGGCGCTGTCGCGCCAGGAGTCGCACTTTACATTGAACTGATAGGATTGCCCTTTCCGCTTGTTCATCTCCCAGACCGCGCGGTCGTAAACGATGTCCCTGCCGTTCACGAATTGCTCCGAGATCACGTAACGCTTGCGGAAGCGCGGAACGCCCTCGTCCCTGACGATCTTCCCCACGTCCGGCGTGTTCACCCCGGCTTCCGTGCCGAAGGTCAGGACGGACGTCAGATGCCCCTCATACTCGGAGAAGCGTCCGTCCATCGAGAACGAGACGTCGCCTTCCTCGACGTTCGCGCCGAGCGAGAAGCCGGAGGCCATCGAGTCGGTGCCGACTTTCGCGAGCATGATCGAACCGTCCGGGAGATCGTAGACGATCATTTGAGAATAGCGGGTGATCCGGTCGATTATCTCCCAGGGCGTCTCGCCGAGCAGGATGTTGAATTGCGGGATCGTCACGCCGTCGCCCGCGCTCGTCTTCACGGTGATGCCGTAGGGTTTCGCGAGTTGCTCGACGATCGCGAGCGTCGTTCCGTTGATCTGTTGAAACCCCGGTTGATTGATGTCGCCGAAGACGGCGGAACAGTCGACGAGGTCCTCCGACTTCGAGCGTCCGCTGATCCGGATCATGTGATTGCCCGCGTTGATCTGTGCGGTGTAGCGGTCGACGTATCCGGTCAGCACCAGATCCCCGCCGATCTTCACGGTGCAGGGCTGCCCCGGCTGAACGTCTATGTCGGGCGCGTTCGGATACTTCTCTGTCACCTCCAGGTCGAACGAGGACGGGATCGCGGCGAGCGGTCGCGAAACGGAGACGCGTTGCCATCCGGTAAGGACCTGGTTCCCGATCGTCAGGGTCAAGGTGTCGTTCCAGCCGGAGGGCGGTCCGTGGGAGGAAACCCCGTGCGCGTCGCTCATCGCGAGAGGCCGGCGAAGTCGAGCGGCATGAACAGCGGATGGCGGACGTCGGCAGCGGCGACGAGTTCAGGCTCGCGGGTCGTGTCCTGATAGAGCGTCCAGGCTTCCGCGAGCGACGGCATCGAGGCGGCGGTCGAGACCTCGACGAGATAGGCGAGGTTCGCGCCCCGGACGGCGAGGTCGAGCGACACGGCGGTCCGGAGATCGCGCACGGCCTGATAGGTCGCGTCGCGTCCGGCGTCGGCGGCACGGGTCGCCTCCGCGTCGAGGACGTCACAGACGGCGTGGCGGAGCGCTTGGGCGTCCTGATAGCTGGCGGGACGGTAGGCTTGCGTGGCGGCTCCCAGCGCGGCGCAGGCCGCACATCGCAGGTTGTCGGCGATCGCGTCCTGTGCGGCGCGCGCCTCGTCCGCTGCGGCGCTCGATCCTGGCACCGGCTCCGGCACCCAGGACGCGAGCGGGATCAAGAGCCGGATCGCGTCGGCGGGATCG